TAGAAGGACACGATAAGATGATATGGCAGTTGCTGCATCACCTGCTGGTGGTCCTGATACATTACAAGTAGGGAGTCCATAATTATGGTAGCAGGAAAAATTGTAAGAAAATTTTTTAAACCTTCTCGTAAATCTAAAAAACCAGTTCAAAAAATTTTTAGTGATACAACAGGAGCAGGAAGAGGTAAGTTTCAAAAAGGAGGTTTACCTAAACGTAAAGGAGAAGCTGAAGGTGCAAGGCTTGACCCTGGTTCTAGTGATTATAGAGGTGGTGTAGGAGCTAGAACAGCTAGAGATGTAGGTACAAAAGGTGAGAAAGTTACTATAGGTGGTTTAACAATTAATAATTTTGTACGAGACCAGGCTTCAAAAGGAGCAATAGCTAGAGGAAAAGCAAAAGCAAAGCTTGCACAACTAGCAAGAGAAGGGGAAACTCCAAAGATAAAAAAAGAAGCTCAAGCTGCTTATGATAAAATGGAGGCACAAGATATTAAAGCACAAAAGAAACAAGGAAAAAATATTTCTAGGGGTCTTGCAAAAAGAAAAACTGAAGAAAAGAAAGATTTGTTACGACAAATAGCAACTGGTCAAAAACGAAAGTCTTCATCTAAAAAACAAAGTGGTAGGATAAATCCAAAAACTGGAGAAATAATTGGAACTCCCACTAAAAAACAAGAAAAAGCAGCTTCCAGAAATATTGCTGCACGAAAAAGAAATGAAAACGACAAACTTCTACGTCGTAAACAAATGGGTGGTAAAGTAGTAAAGAAAAATATGGGTGGTAATTTAAAATCTGTAAATACTAAAAAGAATCCAGGTTTAGCAAAGCTTCCTACTCCAGTTCGTAATAAAATGGGATTTGCTAAAGGTGGTGGTAAAGTACAATACAAAATGGGTGGTGGTAAAATAAAAGGTTACAAAAAAGGTGGACCCATTACTTATCGCATGACAGGTGGTCAGGTAGTTAGTCACGGTTATGATTAATAGGTCTAGCGCAAGACAACAGATCATGAAGTCACCAAAGAAACGTAAACCAAAACTAGGGAGTGGAGCTAGATTCAAAGCTCTGACAACGAAACTAAAGAAACGTGGAGCAAAAAATCCTAAAGCTCTTGCTGCATATATAGGCCGTAAAAAATATGGTTCTAAGAAAATGGCAGCAATGGCAAAGAAAGGTAGAAAGAGGAGATAATAATGGATAAAAAAACAGTAGCAGTTGTAGAACAACCTGCTAAAGTAGAAACAAAACCTGTACAAGAAGATAGTAGTCTTGGAATAGGTATAGCAATTATGGCAGCTATTTGTATAGGTGCATGGTTTATCTATAGAAAATATAAAAAGGAGAAATAAAATGGCTGGACCCCATACTCTTATTAAACGTCCTCATAACCTAGATGAGATTGTAGGCAGACCTACAGGACAAGGGTATGGGGCAGCACGAAAAGGACCAGATGTAAAAGGTCCACCCCAAGATGTTGTAGTTGATGAAAACTATGATGAAAGTAAGTCTTTTAAAGTGGAGACTTAATTATGGCAGCATTTGCTACTAAACTTGTTTCTAAAGTAACTAAACCAAAAAGAGGGCGTCCTAAAAGACGTAGAGGACCAAAGCCAAAACCTAAACCAGAGGTTGAAGCTAAGAAACCTGTTGCTCGTAAAAAGAAAGAGAAGGTTGTTCGTACAAAAGCTGAACAATCTGAACTTAATAGGTTAATAAGGCAACAGAAAAAAGATGATATAGCTGATACTAAAAATCCTTTGCCAAGACGTAGAGCTACAGGACCAGAAGGTGAAGTACCTGTAGAACAAGGTCCATTGCTTTCCAAGGTTCAGCTTCCTAAAAAAATGTCTAAGGCTCAAGCTCGTAGACTTATTATGCAAGGCAAAGCTAAAGTAAGAACTGATAAAAATGGTAAAAAGAAATTAGTTCCTACAGGTGAGTATGCACCTTCAAGACAAGTTATAGCAGAAGAAATGGGTCTTGGTGGAAAAGGTAAACTACCTACTGAAGCAGAGCTTGATGCGATGGGTGGCTTTGAAATTAGAATGGGTGGTGGTAAAGTAAAACGTAATATGGGTGGGCCTGTTCGTGGAGTGGGTGCAGCTAGACAAGGTTTTGGTAAAGCTAAATATTCTGATAAAATGTACTAATGGTTGATGAAGATTTTTTAAAACGATATAGAGAGTCTGTAGATTTAGGTGAAGACAATTACAGTTTAATAGATGAGAGTTGTGTTAAACCTATTAGAAAAGATTATACATATTGGGATGATTATTGGGAAGACCTTGTAAGATATTTAAAAGAAAAGTATAAGTATACATATGGTAGCAAAGCGCAGAAAAAGTAATATGAAAGGAATTACCATTGGTAGGGGTATGAAACGTCCTACCAAGGCTGGTGCTGGTATGACTAAGAAAGGTGTAGCCAAGTATCGTAGGCAGAATCCTGGTTCTAAATTAAAGACTGCTGTTACTGAAAAGAAACCTACTGGTAAACGTGCAGCAAGACGTAAATCATATTGTGCTAGGTCTGCAGGGCAAATGAAGAAGTTTCCCAAGGCTGCTAAGAATCCTAACAGTAGATTAAGACAAGCTAGAAAAAGGTGGAGATGTTAATGCCAAAAGGTAAAGGTACATATGGTTCTAAAGTAGGAAGACCAAAAAAGAAAGCAACTTCTAAAGGTCTTACGATGAGACAAAAACAAACTCTACAAAGACATGCTAAACACCATACTGCAAAACATATGGCTAGTATGAGAGCAGCAATGCGAAAAGGAAAAACATTTGGTGCTGCTCATAAAGAGGCAATGAAGAAAGTAGGAAAATAATGGCAGTAGCCAAGAAGCGTGACCCAAAGAAATGGGCTGCTGCTAAAGCTAGAGCAAAGCGTAAGATGGGTGGTAAACACTCAGCGAGGGCAATGCAACTAGCAGTTAAATATTATAAAGATGCTGGTGGTACATACTCAGGTAAAAAGAAAAAGAGTAACAAACTTTCTAAATGGAGTAAACAAAAATGGGGAACCAAGTCAGGCAAACCAAGCAGCAAGACAGGAGAACGATATCTTCCCAAGAAAGCAATCAAGGCACTATCATCAAAGGAATATGCAGCGACCACCAGAGCAAAGAGAAAAGGGACTGCTGCAGGGAAACAATTCGTGAAGCAGCCAAAAAGAATAGCTAAGAAAACAGCAAGGTATAGGAAATAATGGCAGTATCAGGTACATATAATTTTAATCTTGACATAGATGAAGTAATACAGGAAGCAATGGAAATGATTGGGGGAGAGCAAACCCTTGGTCATGAACCTGCATCTGCTAGACGTTCTATAAATCTTATGTTAAAGGATTGGCAGAATAGAGGTGTTCTTCTCTGGAGTACTTCTGTTTCTTCTGTAACTGTTGCTGCAAGCACGACAGCCTATGATTTATCTTCTTCTACAGTAGATGCTCTTGAAGTTGTACTCAATAGAGATGATACAGACTTACAATTAGAACGTATATCTCCTGAAGAATATTTATTAATACCAAATAAAACACAAACAGGAAGACCTTCTCAATATTCAATACGTAGAGGAAGAGCTAATCCTGTTCTTTCTTTATGGCCTATACCTGAAAATTCTACTGATATTATAAAGATGGAAGTTATTAGTGAACTACAAGACGTAGATAAGTCAGCAGGACAGAATGCTGATTTACCTAAAAGGTTTTTACCTTGTCTTACATGTGGTTTAGCATATCATATGTCAATGAAAAGACCTGGTGTGGAAGCTGGTAGAATAACAATGTTAAAAACAAACTATGAAGAAACACTTGCAAGGGCTATGCAGGAGGACAGGGAAAGAGCAACTATGAAAGTTGTGCCTAGACTAAGGTATGTATAATGGCAAAAAAGAAACGTAAAGTTAGACCTAATTTTAAAATACATGGTTCTAAAGGAGGAAAAAAAGACCCTTTAATAACAGATGTTCTTTTTCAACCTGAATTAGATATAAATAAAAAAGTAACTGTAATTCCAAAAATAAGAAATTTAAAAGTAGGAAAAGATATTTATAGAGAAAAGGAACGTGGAGCAGGATTAAAAATTGGAGATTATAGTATTTCAGGAAGTAGGACAAAGCCCACAAGTAAATATGCAGATTCAATTCCTAATAGAAAAACACTAGAATTTGCTATTGATAATTTATTTGGTGGTAAGTTAACAGGATCAACTTCAAAACAAGGTAAGAGTAAACAAGGGCGTATGGATTTTGAAATCCCTATAAGTAAAATGCCTATTATAAAAAATTTATTTGGTTATAAAAAAGGTGGTCAAATAAAAAGACCTAAAGGTGTTAAGATTGCTCAACGTGGTTTTGGAAGGGCAATGAAAAATGGCAAGTAATAAAAACGCATTAGCAATGTGTGATACATGTGGGTTTGTATATCCACATAGAGTAATGCGTTTAAATAGTTATCACATGATAACATGTCCAGATTGTTTTGAAGGACAGTATGACTTAGAAAATCACCCACAAAATAAAGTACCCGATGTACGAGATAACCCTGCTATACGTGACCCAAGACCTGATGATGGTGGTAGAGGTCTTACATGGCAACAAGCAACAACCAAATGGGAAGACACTGACAACTGGTGGAATACAATATGACAGAATTAACAGGAAAATTAATATCAAATACTTATAAGCAACTCCTTAGATTAGGAGTGAGTACTAACAGTGGTGTTAGTGCTGGCTTGACTACTATTGAAACTGGTGATGGCACTGATAGTTCTTTCCAACTTGCTACTGGTGCAGCCAAGTTTACAGGGACTCTTGCTGTAACAGGCAATACATCTCTTGATGGTAATCTCCATGTGGA